CCGGGCATTCGGAAACCACATCACATCTCAGAATATATTCCACAAGCAAGTGCTGAATTTCAGCGCCGTCGAGCAGATAATGAATACACCATACAGGAACGCCAACGGCGACGAGTTCATCGTTTCCCTTTGCCTGATTGACTCCGGTTATGACGCGGATTCAACGTATGATTTCTGTGCGGACAATTCGGACTGGGCAGTGCCGGTCAAAGGCGCGAGCAATCCGATGATCAATCATTACAAGATTTCAAAGATTAATAAGACCGATTCCAAAGCCTATGGAATGTCGCTCGTCATCGTTGACACCGGCAAATATAAAGACATGATCGCAAGCCGAATGAGGAAAAAGAACGGCAGAGGTTCATGGATGGTTTATAAAGGCTGTGACAGAGAATATGCCGAGCAAGTAACAGCAGAGCACAAGATCAACGTTAAGACGAACAACGGAAAGGTCAAACAGGAGTGGCACCTTAAATCGTCACATGCGGACAATCATTATTTCGACTGCGAGGTTTACTGCATGGCTGCCGCCGATATAATGGGAATCCGCACAGCCCACCTCAACGACGAAGCAGAGGAACAACAGCGACAGCAGCCTGTTCAAAATTCCCCTCCTGTGCAAGAGGAAACATGGATACAAAAAAATGAAAGTTGGTTATAAGCATGGAGAGCATGACAAAGCAACAGCTATATGAGGAAGTCGACAAGGCGATCACCGCTGTCCTTGTCGGCGGACAATCATATAAAATCGGTTCCCGTTCACTGACGAGAGCCAACATCACAGAGCTGAGGAAGCTGAGAGCCGACCTCGCCGCAGAGATTGCCGCAGAGGGCAAGAATTCGCTGCTTGACGGCGCATGCGTCGCGTTCTTTGATGGGAGGTAATAGCAATGAGTTTTTCAGAAAAGATCGACAACATCATCGCTGTTTTCTCTCCCTTTAAAGCAGCGCAGCGCGTCGCTTACCGGCAAGCGCTTGAAGAATTGCGCGGGAATTACGACGTCGGCGATTTCAGTCGCTTAAACTCAAATTGGAGAGCAGCAAGCGGTTCCGGAGAGTTCCTCGACAGAGACAGCCGGGACATCGTAAGAGCCAGAGCGAGAGACCTCGAGCGCAACAGTGACATGATGAACAGCCTGATCTCGCCGTGGGTAAGAAATATCATCGGCAGCGGCAGGAAGCTGCAAGTGCAGATTGAGAACAACGAGGAGCTCGGGAAGCAGATCGAAAAGCTGTGGGACAAATGGTGCAAAGCGAGAAATTGCGACGTAACCGGAACGCAGAGCTTCAATCAGATTCTGCGAACAGCCGTCCGGAGGAAGAAAATCGACGGAGGTGTTATTTTCTTGAAATGCTACACCTCTTATGGCATCCTTCCGTTTCAGCTTCAGATGCTGGAGGTCGACGAGCTCGACACCAATCAATATCAGCCGAAAACGAAAGGGAATAAAGTTGTTGGAGGCATAGAGCTGAGCCCGGAGAACCGTCCCGTCGGATATTTTATCAGAAAATACTCGCTCGACGGAATGGAGCTGCTCCACGATTCAAAATACGTTGACGCCAAAGACGTCATTTTTTATTTTTCAAAAACCCGTTATTCACAATGCCGCGAAATGCCGGAAATGACGCCGGTGATGAAACGGATCCGCGACGCAAATGAATTCATGAACGCAGTGTCCGTCAAGGAACGAATCAACGCCTGCCTCGCCGTGTTCATAAAGCGTCAGCTTCCGTCATCAGGAATAGGACGTGCAGGCACCGGCGGCGATAATTCAAAATATAGCTACAATGGAAAAATGCTCACGCCCGGCATGATCAATGAATTAAATGCCGGAGACGAAGTGCAAGTCGTTAATCCGACAGGGCAGGCAGCCGACGCTTCCACGTTCATCAAAACGCACCAGCGCATGATCGCGGCCGGCAACGGCCTGTCCTACGAAGCGACGTCGCGCGACATGAGTCAGTCAAATTACAGTTCCGCGCGGCAAGGAATCATCGAGGACGGTGAAACGTTCGCCGATGATAGAGAAGCCATCGAAAACGTTATGGATGAGATATTCGAGACGTTTTTGATTTCCGCTGTGCTTTCAGGAAAGATCTCGATTCCCGATTTTTGGAGCAACAAAGAAAAATACTTCGAGCATTCGTGGGTGAAGGTTCCAAAGCCGTGGATCGATCCCGCAAAAGAGGCAACAGCAAACAAGGTCGCCTTGGAAACCGGTCAAAAGACTTTCAAGGATATAGCAGCCGAATCCGGTAAGGACTGGCGGCAGGCCATCGATGACATGGCCGAAGCACAAGAATACGCCAATAAAAGAGGCGTGAAGATTGGAGGTGGAATCAATGCCGTTCAGCAAGAAAGCAGCGCCGCCGGCAGCGGAGACAATAACAACGCGTCAGCGTGACAAGCCCCAGCAGTTCACGCGAGAGCTTGCGATTAATTTCAAAGCCGTCGAAGGTGACGAAAACAGCCGGAGGATCAAGCTGAGCTTTAGTTCGGAAGAACCATACGAAAGGTGGTATGGCCCCGAGATTCTCGATCACAAAGAAGAATCCGTCCTTATCGACAGGCTCCGCAATATCGGGTGCGTTTTATTTAACCATCACAGAGACCAAGTCGTCGCCAAAATTTTGTCAGTTGACATCGTAGGCAATCGCGGCGAAGCTGAAATCGAGTTCGACGATGACGAGCTCTCAGAAATAATCTTCAAGAAGGTTAAGAGCGGAACCCTTAAAGGCGTTTCGGTCGGATATGTAGTTTATCGCTACGAAACCGTCAAAGAAGGAAAGAAGTCGTCCGACGGACGCTTCACGGGCCCGTGCAGCATTGCGACAAGCTGGGAACCTTTCGAGATTTCTATTGTTTCAGTGCCTGCGGATCCGACGGTCGGCGTCGGCCGTGAATTAGAAGCCGTTCCACAGCGGCAAGCAGCTGACGACCTCGAAATATATCGAGCACAGCTGAAAATCAATCAAAATCTTTTATACGGAGGTTTAATCAAATGAGATTACTTTTACAGTTGCTCTCCCGGCAGCAGGCAATCATCGACGCAGCAAGCGCGGAAAACAGAAGCCTGACGGATCAGGAGAGAGAGGAATTCAATTCCATTCAGGCACAGATCAGAGCGCTGCAGGATGAAGGTGGCGCAGGAGAAGGCGGCGAGCCCGCAGAGCCGGCAGGCACGCCGGAACCCACGCCCGCAGAGCCTGCCGGAGAAGGCCAGAGCAGACAGATGACGCCCGAGCAGGCGCGTCAGCAGGAGCGTGAGAGAATCACCGCCATCAACTCCATGTGTCGCGATCTTCACATCCCCGACGAACGCGCAAGAGAGATGATCGACAGCGGCGCCTCTCTCGAAGTGGTCAGAGAAGCCATCATCGAGGAGCTGAGAGCAGGCCACGCTCCCGTGCCGAGATCCGGCGCGTCTGTTCGCACAGCGACCGGCGGCGTTCAGATCCTCGAAACAGAGGAGCAGCGCTTCGTCAGAGCTGCTGTCGACGGCCTTCTCATGAGAGAACAGGTGGTCACCGAGAACAACGCAGCAGAAGGCGCTCGCAATTTCGCCGGTATGTCGCTTAAAGAGCTCGCGACGGAGGCGCTCAAAAGAGACGGATTCAACGTGTCGATGAAATCCGCAGACGACATCTTCGCAATGGTCATGAGAAGCGCATTCAACCCGTCGGCATCGTTCCCCACCATCATGGATCAGGCGATTCAGAAGGCATACGTTGAAGGCCATAAAACCGCAAACGTCACCTTCGATGTTTTCACTAAGAAGGGCACGCTTACCGACTTCAAGAAGCACGATAACAATTACCTGAGCGGTCCCGCCGGCGAGTTCCTCGAAGTTCCTGAGAACGGAGAGCTCAAGGCAGACACCATCTCGGACAAGAAACGTCCGCAGCGTCAGCTCAAGACCTACGGTCGTCAGTTCACGATGACACGTCAGGCATTCATCAATGACGACATCGGCTTTGTTACGAGAATTCCGGCTAAGTATGCCAAGAGCGCACGCAAGACCATCAACAAGCAGGTATTCAAAATCCTGATCGACAACCCGAAGATTTATGATGGAAAGAACCTGTTCCACGCAAGCCATGGAAACCTCGTGACAAACGGCAGCGGCATCACAGCGGATTCGCTCAAAGCGATGATCCTCGCCATGAATGCCCAGCTTGATGAATTCGAGGATGCGGCAATCATTCGCCCTGCATACATCGTCGTTCCTTCCGGCTACGCTTTCGACATGTACACCATTTTCTTCTCCCCGACAATCAACACAGCCGGCAACACGCAGGCAGTCAACCCTCTCTTCCAATATAAGGACAAGATCCAGATCGTGGAGGATCCCACCATCAACGCGCTTTGTGGCGGATTCGGCAATGTAATGCCTTGGTGGCTGATTGGTGACAAGGACGACACCGATTTCATTGAGGTTGATTACCTCAACGGTCAGGAGGTGCCCACGCTTCGCAGAACAGAGCCTGCAGGCACGCTCGGCTTCGTTTGGGACGTCTACCTCGACTGGGGCATCAATGTCATGGACTTCCGTGGTGCAGTCAAGAACCCCGGCGTCACCATTAACAGCACGCTTTAATATAAGGAGGAAACACAGATGAAAGGCACATACTGGCAGCCCGGTGCAAAGATTGACTACACCAACAGCACCGAAAGCAAAATCGAGGCAAACACCGTCGTCGCCATTGGCAACCGTATCGGCGTTGTTGGCACCGACATCGCGCCCGGAGCCCTCGGATCCGTAATCACTGAGGGAGTCTTTATCTTTGAAAAGACAAGTAGTGCAGCCGCAATCGCGCTCGGAGCTGCTGTTTATTTTGATGGCACAGGCATCACAACAGACGCGCAGACCGGCGAAGGCAATGAAGCTACCAACAACACGCTCGCCGGCTGGGCGATCAAAGCATCGGCGGCTAACGATCCGGACGTTTACGTGAAGATCGGCTGATGAGCGCGTTCAAAGAACAAATCAGCAAAGATATTGCCGATACGTTCTTAAACAAAGATGAATTTTCGGACATCCATGTCATTGATGGCAAAAGCATGACAGTTCAGGTTGACGAGAATGAAGCGATCGAGCGTCAAGTGAGAGATGTAAAACTGGGCAGCGAAGGTGTCTATGTAAAGCAGAAGCTCATTTATGTCTCGGAGGCCGAGTTCGGACCGTTGCCCTATATTGGACGATTGCTGAGAATGGATGGCAAATTGTATAGGATCGTGGATGCTGTTTCAGAGGATGGCATCCACTCCATTACTCTGGAGGCGAACAAGTCGTGAGCCAAGTAAATATTCAGCTCGACACAAGCGCGATAGACAGAGTTCGGAATGAGTTAGGCGAGTTCGAGAAAAAAACGCCAATAGTTCTTAAGGCGGCTATAAACAGCACGGCCAGAAAAGCAAGAACACAACTCGTAAAGGCTGCGAGGTCAACCTATATCATCAGTTCCAATGAGCTGAAACAATCAATGGAGTACAGAAAGCCTACTACGCGTAACCTAACCGCGAAAATAG